TTCATGGTCCTGACCACGGAGGCTGAAGCGGCGCGCTGTCATGCCGGCGTTTATCGGTCGGGCTGCATCACGCGCTATGGGGCGACGGTGCGGCGGCACGGCTATCGACCGGGCGCGAACCGCTGCTACTGGCGGTACGGTCGTCGGGTTTGCTGGTAGGGGCTGGCTCGATGGCGATGGAACGGATCTTCGCGAATTTCAAGGAGGATCGCGGCGCGACCTCGACGCCCGGCTCGTATGATCCCGGCGATCCGGAAACCTACAAGGAATACATCCAGGCGATGATTTCGGACGCGCGCGATTACGAGGGCAGCGTCCTCGCCGGCGAGCGCGACAAGGCGCAAAGTTATTATTACGGCTATCTGCCTGGTCTTGGGCCGGATGATTCGAACGCCAGCCAGACGATGAAGATCGAGGATCCGAATGCGACCTACGATCAGATTCTCGGGACCGACAAGGAGAGCGCGAATCGGTCGACTTACGTAAGCACGGACGTTCGCGATGCGATCATGCTGATGATGCCGGGATTGATCCGGCTGTTCGCGGCGAGCGAGAACCCTGTCTTCATCGTTCCGCGCGGCGACGACGAGGTCGACAAGGCGCAACAGGCGACCGACTACGTCAACTATGTTTTCTGGAATGACAATTCGGGATTTTTGATCCTCTACGGCGCGCTGAAAGACGCGCTGACGGTGAGGACGGGGTATGTGAAATGGTGGTGCGACGAGAACAAGGAGACGGTTCGGAAGCGGTTCACCAATGTGACTGCGGATCAGGTTCAGCGGCTGATCATGGAGAATCCGTCGGCCAAATTGGTGCATGTTGGCAATCCGGTTCCGAGCGGGATGCCGAAGCCGCCCGCGCCACCGCCTATGCCGCCTGGTTTGCCTTCGCCGAACCCCGGTGGACCGATTCCGGGAAGCCCGCCTGGGTCTGCGACTCCTCCGCTTGGCTTAATGCCGCCTGGCCCAAATGGCCCACTGCCTCCACCTGGCCCGACAGCTGGGCCTCCCTCTGGACCGCCACCCGGACCGATGGCGGGATCGCCACCAATGGGGTCAGGTCCGCCGCCGATGCCGCCGCCGCCACCACAGGCGTTCGACGAGGTGATCGTTCAGTTTGAGATCGACAAGCCTCTGATCAAGGTTTGCGGTGTGCCGCCGGAAGAGATGCGGATCGACCGCTACGCGCGCAATTTCAAGGACAGCCGGATTGTCGGCCACGAGCGCGTTGTGCCGATGGATCAGATGATTGGCATGGGCTGGGATCGCGAGAAGTGTCTTGAGCATGTGCAGAGTCAGGACGAAAACCAGTTCACGATGGAGTCGCAGCTTCGCAACCCTGGCCGCGGCATGTCGACGCGGGTCAGCGACGGGGTTTTATACGGCGAGTTCTATGTGAAGGCCGACAAGAACGGCGATGGCGTTCCCGAGCTCCGCTACATCTGCACGATGGGCGAGAACCACGAGATCGTGTCAGATGAGGAGGCGAATCGCGTCAAGTTCGCCCTGTTCAGCTGCGACCCGATTTCGCATACCATCGTCGGCGATTCGATTGCCGACTACACTCAAGACGTCCAGAAAATTAAGACCAACATGATGCGCGGGATTCTCGATTCGCTGGCTGAGTCGATCAATCCGAAGACCGTGGTCAACGAACTGATGGTCAATCTGGACGACGCGCTCAACGACGATCTGGGCGCCGTGATCCGGACCCGCGGCGATCCTTCGACGGCGGTGATGTACACGCAGACGCCTTTCGTCGGCCAGGCGGCGATGCCGGTCCTCGAGATGTTGAACGATCAGCTGTCGCGGCGGACAGGACTTACAGATGCAGCGAAAGGATTGGATCCGAAGGCTATTCAGTCATCCACCCAGATCGGGGTTGAGGCGGTTATCAATGGGGCGCAGGAGCGGGTCGAACTGGTGGCGCGGGTGCTGTGCGAAACGGGCTTTAAGGACTTATTTGCAGGTTTATACAACGAAATCTGCGAAAATCCGAATCCGCCGCGGACACTCAAAGTCAACGGTAAGTTTGTCCCTTATGACACTTCGACATTCGATCAGTCGATGGCGGTCGAGGTGAATCCGAACCTCGGCAAGGGCAACGACATGGTGCGGATGATGGCTTTGTCGGGGATCAAGCAGGACCAGCAAGCCATCGTGAATCAGATGGGGCTGTCGAACCCGATTGTCGGCATTCCCGAGATGTTGAACACGATGACCGATATGCTGGCGTTGGCGAACGTGAAGAACGTGGCGCGTTATTTCAAGACGCCGAACCCGCAACAGATGCAGCAACTGCTTTCGGCGCCGAAGACGCCCGACCCGCAGGCGATGGCGGCGCAGGCGATGATGGAGAAGGTGCGCAGCGAATCGGCCAAGGCGGTCGGGCAGCAGCATCTCGACCGGACCAAGATGGAGGCGGAGAATACCTTCAAGCATCGGCAGCTGACACAGGTCGATCTGCAGAAGCTCGACATTCAGAGTCAACAGGCCGGCGTCGATCATCACGTCGCGTTGGCGCAGCTGGCGTCGCAGTTGATGAAGAACCAGCAGGATAGCGAGGCGCACGACCAGCAAAGCCAGATGGACATGGCCGAGTCGCAACAGAAACAAGATATGACTGCACAACAGGGGCAACAAGCGGAACAGCAAGCCCAACTTCAAGCGGCGTCTACGCTGGCCCAGCATCAGCAGAACATGGCGAAGATCCAGAGCGACCATGCGCAGGGCATGACGCAACTGGCGGCCGCGCATCACGCGGCGATGACCGGGCACGCGCTGACCGGGGTCAAGACGATCTCCGCCGATCAGCAAGCGGACGCCGACCGATTGCACGAGGAGGAGCAGGCGCGGCTCGACCGTCAGCATGCGGCGCAGACGACCGACGCGACCTTGGGCAATCAGGTGAAGATCGCCAAGATGAAGCCGAAGGGGCCGGCTAGGTGAGCGACGCGCTTCCTTTCAGGCCGGCTGGCGATTACGAGCGTCGGCTTCTGGCCGACGAAGCGAAGGAACTATCCGACAATAAGGCGTTCACGGCGGCGATTCTCGCCCTGCGTAAGCGGTATTTCGAATTTTTGATGAAAGCTACGACGACGGAAGACAAGCTGGTGTTCATCGAGAGGATCCGCGCCCTCGAGGATGTACCGCAGCAACTGCAAATCTTCGTCAACGACGAGAAAATGGCACAGGCGCGGAAGAAATGACCGAACAGCTAGACCAGGCTGCGGAAGCCTTCACCACTGAGATCGCCCCTTCGTCGCGGCCGCGCGACATAGCGGGTAAATTCGTCGAAACGCCTCGTCAGCCGGTTACCCTATTCGAGAACCGGGAGATGGAGGGCGATGGTGATGCCGGCGACAACGTCAATTTGCGAGCGACAGAGAAAGAGGTCAGCCGTGTCAGGCAAACCGACAGAGATGACATACACGGGACCAAGCCCGAGAGTCCGAGCCGGATTGGGGATCGGGAACTCGAGCGAGGAGAGGATGGAGAACTCACCGAAGAAGAGCGGGTCGCAGCGGAGGGAGGAGAAGGCCGAGAGGTCGCCGAGCGGGAAGTCGAGGACGACGGGCAGAAATACGAAGTCATAGTCGATGGCAAGCCGCAGGAAGTCACGCTGCCGGAGGCGCTCAACGGTTACGTGCGCCAGGAGACGTTCCATCAGCGGATGACCGAACTGAATAATCTTCGCAATGCGCTCGAGGAGGATCACAAGCGTCAGCAAGAGAACTGGGGTCTTCTGATACGGGCGAAGGAGGCTTACGAGAACGATGTTCGGACGATGATGCCGCCAGAGCCGGATTGGGATCGCGAGTTCACGATCAATCCGCAGGAGGCGCATCGTCAGCAGAAAATCTATCAGGGATTGTACGCGAAGCTTGCGCAGAGTCAGCAAGAACGAGCGCAGATGGATCAGCTGGCGGCGCAGGAGGCTGATAGACGGTTGGAGAAATATGCAGTAGACGGTTTTTCGCGGTTTGTGTTCAATAGCAAGATACAGGACCAGCCCGCGCTAGAGAAAGAAATCGCTTCGATGCGCCGAACGGCGTTTGCGGAGGGATTCAGTGAGCAAGAAGTCGCCACGGTCTATGACCCCAGGATGCTGAGTATCCTGCGCAAGGCGAGCAAGTACGACCGGATGATGGCTGCAGCGAAGCCACGCGCTGAAGTCCCGGGCAAAGGT